TTCACCTGAAGTTGCAAACATCCTTGAATTTACTGCTGGTTTCCGTGCCAATGTTACTGCTGACGCGGACAAAGGTGAAATCGGCGCCGTTAAGGTAGGTTCTTTGAATCGTAAGTTCGATGTTATCGTTGACCCTTACTTTGCTCGTAACGTGATCCTAGTAGGTCGTAAAGGCTCTTCATTCCTCGAAAGTGGATATGTTTACGCTCCTTACGTGCCGCTACAGACCACTCCAACAATCTTCGGACCAGAAGACTTCGTACCTAGAAAAGGTGTGATGACTCGTTATGGTAAGAAGATGGTTCGCCCTGATATGTACGGCCTTGTTGTTGTACGTGGAATGCTCGGAGAGTCTGGAGGAGGTTAATCTAACATAGATTAAATTTCCAAAAAAGGCGCCCTCGTTCTCCGGAACGGGGGTTTTCTTTTTTAAAACACTATTTAGGAGAGTCTAGGAGATTATTATGGGAATCAAGAAAAAACGTATTAAGTTGGCTCTTAAGCGAGCAAGACTTGCAGCAGCCGCCAATCCTAAAATCGAAGCAGAAAACTCTGTTGTTTTAGAAGAACTCAAAAAGGAACTAGAGGTTCCAAAAAAAGAAGAAACAATAGAAACCCCAGAGCCTGTTTTAGAAAGAACAGAGGTTAAAAAGATTGATCCTATTAAAGCTCCTCGAAAACGAACAACATCTCGACGTAAAAAATCATCCTCCTCCAAATAATGATTATCATTATACATTGACCTCTGGCTCTTGAAAGTGTCGGGGGTTTCTGTTACTGTATACTATTTACAAAGAGCGGAGGAATAATGAATGGCTTTTCCAAGTTTAACCCCAACGTCGACCACATCGGCGATAACTCTAACATCAACTGGATCTGCGGATCTCGTTGCTGATTCATTAGCAATTGGTTTTTATAGCGGCAGTGTCGCATTCTTAAGTGGAGCGTCGGCACAAGTTGCTTATACTTATAAACGTCTTGGTGGTGATGTTCTAGATATTGAACTCAAAGCAGAAAACGTCTATAATCACTATGAGGAAGCCTGCTTAGAGTATTCCTATATAGTCAACCTCCATCAAGCTAGAAATGCTCTAGGGAGTGCGCTAGGGGGGTCTACGGGGTCCTTTGATTATCAAGGGAACGTATCCGGAACAACGGATAAAGCACTAAAATACCCTAAATTTCTATTTGATTACGCATTTAGAGTATCAGATAAGTTCTCAACTGAAGCAATGGTGGGCGGAGTCGAAAGGATATACTCCGCTTCTTTTGATAGAGTATCGGAACAACAAGATTATGATCTTCAAGCTCTCGTAGAGGCCAATTCAGAATTTACCGATTTGGTAGATAACCAAAGAATCAAAATCAGGCAAGTCTACTATGTAACTCCAAGACAAATGTGGAGGTTTTATGGATATTATGGTGGTATGAATGTTGTAGGAGATCTCTATAATTATGGAATGTATTCAGACGATAGTACTTTTAATGTAATTCCAGTATGGCAGAATAAATTACAAGCCATGGCTTATGAAGACCACTTATATACTAGGACCTCTCATTATTCATATGAACTAATTGACAACAGATTGAGATTATACCCTACTCCTGATGATGTATCACCAGAGAAATTCTGGTTTAGATTTACTATCCAAGATTTTGATGCATACGCCACAGGCTCTTACGATGAGGGTATAGAGGGTATCAACAACATTAATACGCTACCTTTTGAGAATATTCCGTTTATAAATATTAACTCAATGGGACAACAGTGGGTTCGAAGGTTTTCCTTAGCTCTATCGAAGGAAACATTGGGACAGATCCGAGGCAAATTTGGAAACTCGGTGCCGATCCCGGGAGATAATGTGAGTTTAAATGCAGCAGAACTATTAAGCCAAGCAGCAACAGAACAAACAGCCCTTCGTGAAGAACTTAATAAACAGCTTGATGAGACTTTATATGCCAAATTGGCGGAAACTGATAAGGCCATGATTGATAATACGGATGCCATTGTACAAAAGGCTCCAATGAAAATATTTGTGGGGTAGATGAATGGGAAAATGGACTAGACCAACTAATCCTCCTCCGCCAATGTTCTTGGGGGAGAAAGAAAAGAATCTTGTTAAACAAGTTAACGATGAGATAATCGAAAGAGTTGTAGGTCAACAAGTATTATACTTTCCCATTGATATAGAACACACAGATTTTCACTCTTTATATGGTGAGGCCATCGAAAAGAACTTCTTACATCCGATTCGGGTCTACGCATTGGTGGAGTTTCAAGGAATCGAAACACAGGATATGGATCACTTTGCATTAGATAAAATGACAAATATAAAAGTTAATTTTCATAAGCGTCGTTTAACCGAGGATCAAAATCTTTTTGTAAGAGAAGGGGATTTTGTTAGATTCGGAGATATCTATTATGAAATAGTCAAACTTATTGAGCCAAAACTATTATTCGGACAGCCGGAATCTAGATTTGAAATTCAAGCAGAGTGTATAAGATCCCGGGAGGGTTTATTTAATGCCGAATGAAGAAATTATTCCATTTACTCCATCGACTTTGGAGACCATAGATAGGGCGGTTTTTAAATTTGTGGATGAAATCCTTAACCCGCATTCTCTTACAAATAAGGGGTTTTCAAAAGTACCAATATTATGGCTGGGAACTGAAAGACCTTATCAAATTAAGCATGATAAAAACTTAAGAGATGAAGTCGGAAAATTGATCTTGCCACTAATCACCGTTACAAGAACTAATGTTGTACGTGATGATTGGAAAGGTTCTTATCAAGCATATTATCCTTTAGAGACTGGTTATCAAGGCGGCAGCGTAGAAATCACAAAAGTTATCCAACAGTCCAAAACTAGAAATTTCGCAAATACACGAAAGAACAAACAAGATAAAGGACAAGAGACAGGCCGCATTATTGATACTGACACTGGTGACGTGGCAAAACATACGCAGATAGTATACGAAACAATTACTATACCCAAACCAACTTATGTCACTTGTATGTTTGAGATAAATATAAGAACCGAATATCAACAGCAAATGAATGAACTAATACCATCTTTCATTATAGACCAAAAGAATATATATCCGATCGTCGAAGACGGGTATAAATATGAACTTTTCATTCAAGACGATTACGGACTCTCAAATAATTTAGCAAATTTGCAGTCTGATGAGCGTATGTTTAACGCTAAAATTCAATTTAAGGTCTTGGGGTATATTATAGGAGATGGCACCAATCGTAACCGACCAAATATGGTAAAAAAACAAAATGCTGTTAAGATAGTAGTTGGTGAACCACGCGTAGTAAATGGCATCCCAGGCCGCAATGGAATTATCCTTGACTAGGTCAGTCTTGACAATCCAAGAGAATTTTAATTGATCTGTTAGAAATCCTGAAAAATTGACCTTTCGGCAATTACGAAACTATTTAAGAAGAATATAAACATATAGCAGGAGATGTATCAATGGCTTCAGGACTGAATAGAGATTTTAACGGGATATCGCCGCGGGTTATTTTGACCGAAATCGATAACTCACAATTACCACCAAACGCCCCGAATCCCGGACTATTATTAATAGGACGCGCAAGAACCGGACCAGCAATGAAACCTATCACTATTAGCAGTATAGATCAATTCGTTGATATTTTCGGTCTTCCGATGGATGGCGTGTCCCAGAATGACCCTTGGAGACAAGGGAATACTAGAGCTCCCAACTATGCAGCCTACGCTGCTCAAGCATATCTTGCATCTGGAGTTGGCCCGGTTAAGTTTGTTCGATTGCTTGGAAAGACATCAGGTCTCTCAGGTGAAGAAGCCGGATGGACAATAGGTAATACTCCGGAGTACGATCCTGCTAATAATAAAGCCGCATACGGACTGTTCCTCGCTCCTTCAGCATCATGCAGCGATGCAGCTAACATGCCAACGGGAACACTTGCCGCAATCTTCTATTGTAATGAAGCGTCTCTTGGATTAGTTGGAGATGCTACTTTAACTGGGGCGGCTGGGGTCTTTGTTGAGGTTCCGAGCCTTATCTCCGGAAGTACTGTACTAAGATCGACTGCAAACAGTGTTGGATTCGGAATGTACAGTTATGATGGAACTACATCTTCCTCTTTGGCTAATTTTAATTTTGATTCAACTAGTCCAAAATATCTAAGAACAGTTTTTAATACGGATCCATCTTCTCTAGAGAATAATAAAAACTATAATAAAGCAGATTCCGATTATTTCTTGGGTGAATCATTCGACGTTAATGTTCAAAAATATATCACAGAAGTGTCATCAGCCTCAGATAAAGTATTGGGTTTTGTGATGGCGCTCAACGATGGTATAACTGGATATGGCGACTTTCAGCAAGAATTACAACCGGCCAAATCAGGGTGGTTCATTAGTCAATATCCGGAACGTAGACAGTTGTTCCGGCTCGTTGCTCTAGATGATGGCGAGCAATTTCAAGAAAATTATTATTGCAAGGTGTCTAATATTATAGTAGGAGACGAGTTCAATCCAGAATCCAAGTTCACTGTATCAATTATTAAAAGAAAACCATCTGGCCCTGATGAGGTAGTCGAGAGTTTTTCTAACCTAACAATGAAATCTGATTCTTCTAATTATATTGCAAAAAGAATTGGAACCAAGGATAAGAGATGGAACCCATCCACAAGCAAATTCGAAGAATATAGCACCTCAGCTATTCGAAATAGGTCTGCCTATGTGCGAGTTGAAATTGGAGGATCCG